GTTTACCCAGTCGTGTTTGAAGAAACGTTGAAAGACGAGATAAGATCGAAAGAGAAGAATGACAAGGGTGAGACGAGATTGTTCTCGGCAGGAGATTTCGCATCTTTTATAGCGCAGCGAATGTATTTGGGAACTTTCTTTATCGAATTTATTAAGGATCCAACTGGTTCACCTATCGGTTTGAACATAAACCCACATTCAAAACAGTGGGGAAGATTGTATTCTCGCTTGAGAAAAGCGGTAGAAGAAGGAAGGTTAATAGGAGCAGGAGATTTTACGAATTATGATATGAGTTTGAAGAACTCACTCCTAGAAGCTTTTATCAGGTTGGTTGGAGGTTTCTTTAGTCACGAAGATAGAATAGTAGTGGTAGTATTGATAAAATGCAACTTCTCTGGGTGGCATATCATGGGGATTTTCGTTTTTCAGCGCCCGTGGGGAACTTGCAGTGGCAGTTTTATCACCGCTATGTTTAATACCTTTTGTAACTGGTATATACACAAGATGGCTTTCGTATACCTGTTCTCAGAAGAAGAGTGGAAGGTTGTAGAAACTTCGTTTACCGGAGATGATTCGGCGTTTTCTACGCCACCGGAATACGGAACTTATAATATGGAGTATTTGTCCAAGTTCTTTTGGGACAATTACAGGATGAAATATACATCTCCCACGAAAACGTCGAGGATGGAGATATCTTGGGAAGAATTAGTCTATTTGAAGAGACAGTTCGTGCTGGGACATATGGGAATGATGGCACCGTTAGCTAAAAAATCATTAGCTAATATGATTAAGTGGACCGACACAAATCAAGATATTAGAGTGGTCCAGAGTGTTATAAATTCATTGCTAGAAGAAGCGTGGCATTATGGTCCGGAATTTTACCAGGAATGCTATGATTGGGCTTTTGAGGAGAGAAGAAGATTGGGAATGAATTTTGAGTTGAGAACGTTTGAGGAGCTCAATGTTCTCAGATCCGGAGATTTTTGACTGACCGTCGCACTTGGAGAGGTGGGTAAACTACTCCGTTGGGTCACGAGACGACGCCATAGTCTGGAGAGCTACTCCGTATACGCCTACGAGACAGGCTGCGAGTTGGAAGACAACGGGGAACGGTCACCTGCCAACAGAAAGACTCGCTATTGTAAACGAGCGTATCGTTTCGAGCCACAGGGCCTAGATTTCGACTTGTGGTTGTTTAATGAAATCATGAATACAACAATAACTGAAACAAAAGCTGGCGTAGAGTCAGACGCTAAGCAAGAATTGACGTCACCAGTGGTGACCTCAACGTTTACAACGCCCACTCTTACCTTTGGTGAGGTGGGTATGACACTAGATACGACATCGCCTGGGTATCCGGCCCGAGCGCATGGAGTGGGACATTTTGAGTCGACTGATCTCTTGGAGAGATCGGTTCTAGTGGGCTCCTTTGACTGGGCAACGAGTATGACTCCCGGTTCATTGGTAGCTATCGATATTGAAAATTTTTTACGCCATAACACGCGTATATGGGATGTGTTAAGACAGTTTCGCTTCTATCGATCTGATATTGAAGTGACTGTGAGATTGAATTCTAACCAGTTCTACTATGGATCTTTGATGGTAGTTATGTATCCAGGTGATGTTACCGGAACATGGTTAGATGAGATGGCAGTTCTAGATCCAACAATTATTTCGGCCTCATCGGCGGAATCATTGATCAAAACATGGGAATATTCATTCCCTCACGCATGGATGAAGACTGCAGATTCGAACTCGCAGGTCCGACTTGTAGTATGGATTTTGAACCCGTTACTAGCAGGAAGTTCAACTATGCCTGATCACATTACTGTACAAGTGTGGGCTAGATATAAGAATATACAAGTGTCTTATCCGGCACTCTTGCCATACTGGTCTGAGATCGAGAAGAAGAAGAAGAAGAATAATAAAGGACCAGTCGAGCAGAGGAAGTCGAGATTTGAGGCACAGAGTGCTAATGGATCTTTGTTAGTACGCAAGCCCAAGAAGAGGGCATCTTTGCACCCGTCGGGGGACCCCGGTGCACATGATGGAGCAAATCCAGCTCAGACAATAACTAGCGCGGTTACTTCGATCGCCTCGGCAGCAGCAGAGGGATTGGCGGAGTTAGCCACGGATGGAGTTATTGATGCTATAGGAGCTTTAGCTTTTTTGGATAAGCCCGATAGAACAGATCCCCAGCAAGCGATAATTATTGAAGCCGGTTCAGATATGCTTCAAGCAGACGTACCCGACACAAATGTGAGTGTGAGTTTATATAAGGATAGGTACGTTGATCCGGGAAAGACGCGGATGCCTATGACAGCCGCGTGGACAGTTTCAGATTACGCTAGAATTCCAGGATTGAGGTCAATTAAGATTTTCTCAAATAACGTGGGAGCAGATACGACTACGGTGGACTTGATTAAGTTTGCCCATGCACCTACGGATTTGAGAATCCCACTTGATTACGCGTATCTTAATGCGCATATGTGGAGGGGGTCTATTAAAGTACTATTTCAGTTCTTTACCTCATCGTTCATTTCTGCTCGATTTATCGTGCAGTTCATCAACAATTCTGAATTCCCTTCGTCTTATGAGACAGACTATACGAATGGGTTGGCCAAAGTAATCAATGTGAAAGGAGATACTATGTGTGAACTCACCTTACCGTGGTTAAGTAGGTATTGGTGGTCACAGAGAGCAAGTCCACAGATAAAGATTTCGTTGGACTCGGCCATTGCCACCGTTGATGCGGTAGAAGATCCTAAGATCTATTGCAACTTCTGGGTGGCAGGGGGTGAGGATATACAGTTCATGTATCCAAGAATCCCCGCCTATTGGGAGTGGCCCAACAGAAATGTGTTGGAGTCCCCCATGTATGGAAAGTTTCCTCCGGTAAAAAGAGATTTCGAACCGCAGGCGAACATTCAATCGATGTTCAAGGATAAATTCCCACCAATCGCGGAAGATTGTGTGTACGATATTGACAATGGCTTCTGTTCAGGTGAGATTCTTGGTCTGATAACAGATGTCTGTAAGCGATATTCTATATTTCCGAATACGCCTAATAGTGATGGGACAATCTTCGATGGAGGATGTCTTGACAATTTCTATTTTGCTCCAGAGTCCGGGGTTCAATACGGATGCTGGCAAGCATTTAGGCAGACCTATTTCGGAAGTTGGAGAGCATGCTTTCTCTACCGATCTGGTGGATATAGATATAGGCGCTTTCCCAATAGGGATCACTGGTGGGCTATTGAATCTAGCACATCGATTGAAACAAGAGGGACGGCTTACATGCCCCCATATGATGAGACGAACCGTCTCACAGTTCCGCAGATCATGCCTTATCCATTTGGCATGCTCGGCGTAACCAATGAGCAAGTGAGCATTGGAAGAAAAGATACTAGTAGCGAAATGACCTTTTTGGCTGCTAGAGACGACTTGCAATTTGGTTATCCTATCTTACCGACTGGAACTCCTGACAACTATACTCCTCCTGAGGAGACGGCTAAGGCCATAGTTGCCACGTTCAAGAAGGTTTGAGTGGGTGGGTTTTTAAACGTGCGTTGTGCCCCCCCAGACGAGTTTTCGTTTGACAAACAACAAC